TAGATGATGTGCCACCATCACCGCCGATATTTCCGTTTATATTGCTACCTGCGCTGGCTTTTCCACCGCCGCCGCCTGCCGATGTATTACCAAGACCTGACCCGCCATTGTTGCCTTGACCAGCGGTTCCTGTGCCAGCTGTATTTCTACCGCCGCCGCCTGACCCACCATTTTGCCCGACACCGCTACCCGCTGCTGGAAAATCACAAGAACCTTGCCCGCCATAAGTAGAGGTTATTGTGTCAAAAACAGAGTTAGTGCCGTTGCCTGCTGTTGTGTTTGTAGTTTGTCCAGCACCGCCAGCGCCGATTGTTACAGTCAATGGAGAACCTGCAGCAACCGATAAACCTGTAGCCGTACGCATACCACCAGCACCGCCACCGCCGCCACCGCTGCTTCCTGCGCCTGATGTTCCACCACCACCGCCGCCGCCTGCAATAACCAAGTATTCAACAGTTGAAGTTGGGTTAGCTAGGCGTGAGCCTTTGCCGTGCGACGATGTGTTTCCTAAAATGGGCATGAGTTAATTGTATCTTATTATCTGTTAATAGACTAAGAAGTCTTACTAAGAAGTCAAAAACCATGATAAATTCTGTTAACCCTTAACTTTAAGGATGTACAGTACTTCCTGTTCGTTGTTCTGTTGGAAAAATTGTACATTAGAACGGAGAAAGTATTATTTCTGCAGAGAATGTACATGCGCTTTTATACGCCAGAGTTAGCACTCAGATGCAGGTTCAAGACGGTTTATCCCTACAAGCTCAAGAGCGAGTTCTGCGTAACGCTGCCGAACTAGCAGGCTTCACAAGTATGGAGTTGCTCTTAGAGGAAGGCAGATCTGGCAAGTCGATTAAGGGTCGTCCTGTTCTAAAAGATGCCTTACAAAGGCTAGACGAGGGTAGTGCGCAAGCTCTTATTGTTTCTCGTATTGACCGCCTAGCTCGATCTACCCAGGACTTTCTTAGCATCGTTGATAGAGCTCATAAGAATAACTGGCGTCTTGTTCTTTTAGATCTTAACCTTGACACCTCTACTTATCAAGGAAGATTCGTAGTTACGGTTATGTCTGCGCTTGCCGAGATGGAACGAGGTATCATCGCAGAGCGTCAAAAAGATGTACATAAATACAGACGAGACAATGGAAAAGTCTGGGGAGTAGACCTAGGACCTAAGCAAATGATCTCTGACGAGATACGTGCTCGTATTGTCACTGAAAGAGAAAAAGGTCTTTCTTTACGCGTTATAGCTCGCATGCTTGATGTTGAAGGTATTCCTACCGCCTACGGCGGTAAATGGTCTGCGTCTAGTATTAAATACGTGTTAGATCAACAGTCAGGTGCTTAAGACTACTTTATATATCTTCTTCTTCTTCTATGTCAAAGTCAAAGACAGAATCTAAGTCAAGCGCCTGTAGTACCTTCATAAGGTAAGCGCCCATCGCAAGACCGGTCGTGGTGATTACTAGTAGGGCTATTAACTTCTTTTTCATTATTCGTCTACCTTAGATACAAAGGTATGCCCTCTAAATGTATGTGTCCCAATGTGGTTTAGAACTATCTTAGTATCTAGCCATATCTTTCCTCCAAGAGCTTGCCACCTGCGGCAGAACGTGTAGTCCTCACTTAGGTAACGTCTTGTCTCTGGCTCGATGATAGTGTCAAATAAGGCGTACTGCTCTGTAGGTATGTTCTGCACGCTGCCATCTGGCATTAAGTCTTTGTTGTCTTTTATGTATGATACCTCGTCTTTGTAAGCTTCTATCATTTCTTCTAACACCTCGCGACGGATCATCATAAACCCCGTCCCTGCGTCTTTAACCTTTAGAAGATCACCGTGCAGTGTAACAGAGCCGGTCGCCCTGTCTTCTTCACTGTCAAACTCAAAGTTAATTACGTAATCTGTTACTCTTTCTGAAATTTCCTTTGCAGATAGAGTCATATTTTCTACATTGTTGTAGTTTACAACCTTCAGAGGGTAAGCTCCTACAACAACGTCCTTATCGTGAATAAGCAGTCTTATAACGTCCGTGGGCTCAAACTCGATATCCGCGTCTATAAACAGAAGATAATCTGGCTTCTTGTACTCGCCATCGTTATGTTCTACCTCTAAAGAAAGAAATGAGGCAACTATGTTGTTACGCGCTCTAGTCACTAAACTTTCATTTGTTATTGTGTTTAGAACAACTCGTACACCTAGCGTCTCACACACGCGCTGAAGTAAAAATACAGACTGAAGATAGCCAGTAGTGCACATACCGCCGTAGCAAGGAGTCCCAATCATAATAGATTTGCCAACTAAAAACTCTCGCTGTGCGTCGGTTAGCTCTATTGCCATAGTATAGTCTTTCCGTAGGTAGTCTTTCGTAATTTGTTAAAACAGAACGGAACGCGCTTACGCGCGTTACCGCCCTGTTTAAGATCTTAGCGTCTCTCCCAAGCGCTAAAACGTATTTCTAATATATACCTAAAAGCTCTACTTAGCAGGAAATCCTGTAATAGCAGTCCAAGTTTTTGGACCGACAACTCCGTCTGCCGCGCCTAGCTTTGGGTTAGCTTTTTGGAAGGCGATAACTGCCTTCTTAGTTACAGGCCCATAGTGACCGTCGGCTGGCTTAATATCAAGTGCAGCCTGAATAGTCTTAACGTGAATACCTGCTTCGCCTGGATCAATTGTCTCTCCAGGGTAAACCTTACCTGTTGTATCCTTTTCCTTTACTGCCTTAGGAGCAACTGGAGCAGCTGCAGATCCCGCGTAGTCAGGACGACCCCAGCCGACGATGCCCATAGGAAGTTTCTTCGCATTGTTTTTACGGAATCCGCGCTCCTTCTTGCAGGTTTCGCCTCCGTTGCGTTGGTCACCTTTAGGTGAGCCTGAAGTGTTGCCTTCAAGACAGATTGCAACACCGGTCTTAGCGTCTGCCTTAACAATGATACCTACGTGCGAAATGCGATCTACGCCATCACCTGCAAAATCAAAGTACACGATGTCGCCTGGTTCAGGGACGTTAGTCCCGTCGTTCTCGTACCAGCGCTTCATCTTCTTAAACGCGGTTGATCCAGCCACCGTTGAGACGGTGTTTGGAATTTTTACTCCAGCTTTATTTCCGCACCAATTTACGTAAGAACCACACCAAGGCAAGAAGTTTGCTTTTGTGAACGCTCCGTACTTTGTTTCATTGTCCTTAGGACCTTCAATTGTTCCTACCTCAGCAAGCGCAACCTCAATTAGTCGCGCGGCTGTTCCTTGAGCTGCTGCCATTTTACTTGCCTCCTTTTGGCTTTGGCTTTGGCTTTGGCTTTGATTTACATCCGCATGTCGCGCACATATTACTTCCTCTCTGTTAGATTCTTACTTAACGATTATAACTGATATTTTAGCTTTAGGACATTTAGCGTTGCTGTCCTTTATTACCTTTAGCTCTTTGTCATCTACTGTAAGTGACCAGCGAATTTTTACAGCAACCCAATTTTTAATGTAAGTACATACATCTTTTGCAGGAAGCCATTCTGCTGGATCTTGATCTGACTTTGAACGATTAGTCGCTGCGGTGACAGCAATCAACGCGTTAACGTCTCCCATGTCATTTGCGTATTGTTGACGCTTGTCAGCGTCCCATTTACTTGCGCCTGAATCCCAAGCCTCGGCAAGAGGGACCATATGGTCAACATCTAGCGCAGAAAAATTTGTAACGGTTAATCCGTCATATGCAGAGTACCACTTGCCTGTATCTTTAACGATCTTGCATCCTGCTTCAACCTTAGGCTTTTCAAGAGCTTCTTGAAGGATTACATCGTTGCGCGTGTTGCAACCGTTCTTATCTAGGTCAGACCAGTGCTTAAACTGCGAACGAGCGTAACCTACGCGAACGTCAGGTGCAACCTTGAGCACTTTAATTCCAGCGTCAACAGAGGCAAATACCTTTGGCTTTTCTACCGCATAGGCAGAAGACATAACTGTAAGTGACACAAGTGCTCCTGCAAAAATAATTTTTTTATTCACTTTGTTCCTAACGTGTTGAGTAGCGTGAAGCAATGCCCCAGTCAACTTCTCCTGTTGGCACAGCACGCGGAACTAATGCGCGGCCTTGAATCTCAGCTCGTGAGCCAAGACCTACAACTTTCATTCCACGATCAGATATCTTACGCTGGAATGCGATCTGTGTCATTGGTCGTTCACCACGTTCTTCAGACCACGCACGGTAGACAGAATATAAAGCCTTAACTGGAACTACAGTCCCTTCAGACTCCTTTGTCTCTTCATTTAAGAAGATACCGATACGGTCTTCGTTCTTACGATACATGTCACTTGCTTCGGCAACAGCGGCGCACATACCAAGAGCGTCTCTTGCGCTTGAGCCAAGAAGCTTAATCGCACCCTCTACTGCCCAAGAGAGAACAGCAGGCAGTGCACCTTCAGGATCAAATATGTAGTGCTTTAAGTCTGGGTCCGGTGACTCCGGAACGTTTGTTAGAGGCACTGGACGAATACGACGCCACATTGCATCATCGTTAATGATAGGTCGGTGGTTTGTTGTTACCCAAAGTTTTGCGCGAGAAGAAAATGTGAACGGTTTTTCACCAGGTGAACGAGCTGAAATTTCACTTGAACCTGTAAGCTTCTTAACTGAGTTTTCCTTAAGGCGCTCTGACTCAGGAAGTTCGTCAACCCACACTAGACGGCGACCGCGAAGCTCTGCCCAGTGATAAAGATCTGATCCGTTTGCGTGACCGTCTCCTTGAGCAAGGATAGATGAGTCTAAAGGCCAGGCGTATTGCTGCGTGCCCATGCACTTAACTAAAGCTTCAACTAGTGTGTTCTTACCTGAACCTGCAGGTCCATAGATCAAAAACATTACGTCATAAGTACGAAGACCAGTTAGCGAGTAACCAGCTGCGCGTTGTAACCAGTCCTGTAGCTCTTTATCTCCGCCTGTTGCAAAATCTAAGAACTGTTCCCACTTAACATTTCGCATTCCTGGCGTGTACGCAACTGGTGCGCGACGAGTAATAAATAAATCCGGGCGACCTTTAAGAAGTTCTCCAGTGCGAAGATCAATAACTCCGTTAGCAACACCAAGTAGTGTTTCATCTGAGTCCCAGGCGTTAACCTCAACCTGTACGCGAGGATCTGACGTCGCGTTTTCAATGCAGCCTGCAATGCGTGAATTAGACTTTGCCTGCAGAGCCCACTTCATAAGTTCAGACTGCTTGTCTGCATCTTCGTAGTTTACAACTTCAGACGCAATGATCGGTGCAAGTTTTTTTGTTAGCTCTTGAAGCTCGAGGTTTTCAACGTCTGGCTTCCAGTATCCACCGTCCCAGTGAAACCAGCCAAGTCCTGGAGTGTAACGAATTGCAGGACCAAATGAATCTACAAGACGACGACCATTTCCTGTATCTGTAAGTGTACGCTTACCAGGTTCTCCACCGTCGTTCTCATTAACGGCGTCAACGTCTCTAGGCACATCCATTTTCATAAGACTTGATGCTTCAGAAATTGAATCACCATCTGAGATTGACTGTGTGATTCCACCACCAATAGTTCCAGGCATGTTGTAAGTATCCTGCGGTGAATAATTTTCAGTTGTTCTTATTTCCTTTTGTACTGCAGGCTTAGAGCGTGTCTCCTCTTGAGATTTAGTTGCCCATTCTTGAAGTCCTGGCCACATGCGCTCTGTCTTTGGGTTGTCAATAACAAATTGAATAGCGCGACGTACGTGCATCAACAATCCGCCTTGGCCTTCAAGCTCAAGCGGCGGCCGCACCTTTTCTGCGTTAAAACGAATCATCATTGTTTCAACAGCAAGACGTCCTGCTTCAGTATTTATTGGAAACTTATTAGCAAGTGCGCATGTCATAGAGTAAATATCAACAGCGCGTGAGCCTTCGTCGATTCCTTCTTCAAGAAGTCTTTCAACATCAACACGCTCGCCCGCAAAATCTAAATCATCTAAGAAACTCCAGTCGCCTTCACCTAATGCTGTCGGTGACTTGCGTCCGCGCTTACGAAGTGACATAAGCAACTCTTCTGGAGCAGTTGCCATTTCAATTTCCCAAGGCGCATGACCAGGTGCCCACTCGTAGCAAACTCCAGAGAAGTGACGTGAAGGCGTAATTAAAACGTATCCGTTGTGTTTAATGTCAACGCCCGGAAGATTTGCTTTCTTAAGATTTCCAACGAGCTGCTCTGCTTCTTCACACTTATAAAATAGGTGTCGTCCTCGCATAACTTTTCCACCGGCGATTGTGTACTCACCTGTGATTGCCTCAACTGTAGGAGGCAAGAATCCTTCAACTAACGCTTCAAATTTTTCGAATGAATCTGGCCCACCTGAGCGCGGATCAATGTCAATTACAAAAAATCCACTTGAACGACACATGACGCCGATATTCATGTTTGGATCTTTATCCCACCAGGCGTTTACAGTCGCAGCGTCTGTAGTTGCGAACTTGTTCCACTCTGGAAGTGATGGGTGCTTGCCTACATCTTTTGGCTCAACGTGTGCGCCGCCGCAAGTACAGCGGCCTCCGACGATTCCGTAGCAAGGAAGTATTGACCAGTTATTAGTTGCGTACCAACTCGCAGCAGGACCTAAACGTCCCTCTGCTGATTCCCATACGCTCATATATGATTACCTTGCTCTAGCATCTTTGCGTCGTTAACTCCAATCAAATCTTAATGTACTGCGCTGCTTTAGCAGAGAAGCTCTATCATATCACTTTTGTGCAAAATGTGTTACTTGGCGAATATAAAGGGTACTTGCCATAAGTGTACACTACATTTCACTTAAATTACTCTTTTTATCATTAACTACTTATTCCACTTAATATACAATTTATCCACTATAACCATTCACCTGGAAGGCACTATTCTCTATGCAAAGCGTTTCAATGCAGATAGGTTTTATTGCCGCCTGTGTCGGTGGGATTACTTTTTTAATTGGCTTCTTGTACTCTGTCTATAAGGTGATCCGCAGGGTAGAATCTGCCATCGGTACAGATGAAAAAGGAAGAACTGTTTCTGACCGTATGGAAAGAGTCGAGTACCAGCTTTGGGAAAATGGCGGAAGCTCACTTGCCGATAGGGTAAATACCATCGGAGCTCACGCAGACCAGATGGCGGTAGAAGTTAAGTTTATCAAGGATGTGCTCCTTCGTCTCTTGGATATGCCTGAGATTGAAGTTGAGCCTGCGGTAAAAAAACGCACAAGAAGTAAAAAAGCAGAGGCTTAAAGAAGCAGTTTATTTGCTTATATAATTATTATATAGGTACTTTGAATTATCTGTATAAGTACAACATGCCGATAAGGTTGTAGGCAAGTATGACTTGTAAAGTTCTGGAAACTATAGCGTTAAAACCACGCTAAGCTTGCACCTATAGGTTATAGTTTATTCTAACATAGACCTGTTAGGAGAAACAAGCGTATGTCATTGATACAAAGACTTGAAAAAGAAGCAGGTAAGTCAAGGCCTGGATTGGCTTGCAGGGTTGGATCCATACTTCTTAGCAACGATATGACTAAAGAAGATAAAGACTATCTTAAAAAAGTATTAGAAACTCCGGCTGATGATCCGGCTCGAATACCAACAACAGCGATAACTCAAGCGCTTCGTCAAGAAGGTTTTGACGCAGGTCCCGCGGCGATAAATCGTCATCGCAGGCGCGAGTGCCGTTGCTACGGCTCAAGCCCAAAGTTTAATTTAAGAGAAGAAGAAGAGGCTTAGTCCAGTGGCTTTTTCTGACAAGCTTGAAGATCTTTTATCTGCGCCAACCTCTTCTTTTGCAAGAAGAGCACGCCCAAGCTACCCGTCTGGCTGGGAGCCAGGGGTTCTACATGGGGAAGATGGCGTTCTTACTGTAACCACAGATAGAATTCCAAAGATAGAAGATGAAGATTCTTGGAAGGCCGCTGTTGAGTCTTTAGGCGTTGCTGTCCCAGAAGGCTGGGTAGTTAGACCGTTTGAAGCGCGATACGACCCTGCTGTTTGGCACCGTGATGAAGAGGGCGCCGACGCAGTAACACGCCCCGTGTGGCGATATAAGTTCAAGATAGAGCAGGCTTACGCGTCGGATATTAACTTTGAAGAGCTAATAGAGCTAGTTTCTAAGCATAAGGCAAAGAAACCATCGGACGCAGAAATTGGTACACGGCAATGGGTTCTAGCAACTGGCGACTGGCAGCTTGGCAAGATAGACGGTGACGGAGTAGAGGGCACCGTAAAGCGTATCCTTGAGTCTACAGATCGCTCGATTGAACGTATTAAGGAATTAAAGCGTCTAAAGAAGTGGCCTGGTAACGCGGTGCTTCTTCTAACAGGCGACTGCGTTGAAGGTTTTGTTTCACAAGGTGGCGGAAATACATGGCGCACTAACTTGACTATGACAGAGCAAGTTAGACTTTACCGCCGCTTAGTTTTTGAGATAGTTACACGTTTAGCAGGAGAAACTGAGAATCTTCTTGTAGTTGCTGTACCTGGTAACCATGGCGAGACAGTTCGTTTGATGGGTAAAATGTCTACTCGTATGGATGATTCATGGGATATTGACGCGGTAATCGCGGTAGCCGAGACACTACAGCAAAATAAGGCAGCCTACTCACATGTCAAGTTTGTTACTCCTTCAAAGGATGAAGGCACTATCGTATTAGACCTAGGCGGAACCATTACCGCTATCGCCCACGGTCACCAGGTCAAGGGTGGCAACGTCCCCAAGTGGGTTGCAGAGCACGCAAAGAATATGGCGCCAGTTGGAGACGCCCACTTAATTGTTACTGGTCATCATCATCATTTGCACATCCAAGCGATGGGACCTCGCACTTGGATACAGGTTCCGGCAATGGAATCAGAGTCAACATGGTGGCGTGAAAAGACTGGAGAGGTATCTCCTCCAGGTATGGTAAGTATGCTTGTAGGCGCGAGAACTTGGTCTGATCTAGCAGTTTTATAGCAAATTACACTAATGTAACCAAGTAAATAGTATAAACTTTTGGTAATATCTACTTGTAGTCTGCTATAGGTAGCAGTGCGCTAGCTTGCACTCGTGCCGTGCAACAGCGAAAGAACGGAGCGTCTGTGCCAAGTTGGTCTGAAGATGTAGTAACGCGTACCGTAGTTGGCACGTATCTTACTGCCAAAAATACAGCAGGACAAGGTACAGTAACCTTTACTCCTACGACTGTAGTTTATGACCCGGATAGCTCTGTTGTCGTCAGCGGTGCGATTACCGCTACGCTAAATGCTTCTGGCGCTTTCTCACTAGAGCTTCCTACGACTGATAACGCTCTTCTTACTCCTTCAGGTTGGGCGTATGAAGTAGCCGTCCGTATTAACGGAGTCAAGTCTGTAAACGTAAGAGTGTTTCTTCCTCTTGGTGATGGCTCTAATATTGATCTGTTTTCTCAAATAGCGCAACTAGTACCATCAACTACTTATGCTGCTGCAGCAGGCGGCGGCTCTTCTACAGCGCGAGGACCTATTGGTCCTGCGGGTAACACCGGCCCAACTGGCCCAACTGGTGCAGGCACAACTGGTGCGACTGGTGCGACTGGTCCTGCAGGAGCTCCAACAGGTGCGACTGGTGCGACTGGTGCGACTGGTGCGACTGGTGCTGCTGGGCAGACAGGCGCGCAAGGAACTTCTATATCGTTCAAAGGAAGCGTTGCAGCTGTTGTCAATCTGCCAGCAAGTGGCAACGCTGTAAATGACGCTTACATAGTTGACGCTAATGGTGATCTTTATGTTTGGGGTGGAAGCTCCTGGTCTAGTGTTGGTCAGATCGTTGGACCGACTGGACCAACTGGCGCAGGTAGCACTGGCGCACAAGGTAGCACAGGTTTAACTGGTAGCACCGGTGCGATTGGCGCAACAGGTGCAACAGGTTCGCAAGGCAACACAGGTGCGCAAGGCGTAACTGGCGTAACTGGCGCAGGTGTAACTGGTGCACAAGGTAACACAGGTTTAACTGGTAACACAGGTGCACAAGGAAATACTGGTGTAACTGGTGCAGATTCAACTGTTGCTGGTCCAACAGGTGCACAAGGAAATACTGGCGTAACTGGTGCAGGTGTAACTGGTGCACAAGGTAACACAGGCTTAACTGGTAACACAGGTGCACAAGGAAATACTGGTCCAACAGGATTCACTGGCTCAACAGGATTCACTGGCTCAACAGGATTCACTGGCTCAACAGGTGCACAAGGAAATACTGGTGTAACTGGTCCAACAGGTGCGACTGGTGCAGATTCAACTGTCGCTGGTCCAACAGGCGCACAAGGTAACACAGGTAACACAG